ATGACCACTTTTCCGGGTCGTTGGCGTTCGACCACCGCACTCGGTACTTGTAGCCGGTACCCGATTCGTAGGTGTACGCGGCCCACGCGAAGTTGTTCCAGAACGCCACATACTGGGCCTGGGGGAAGTTGCCGGCTGAACCATCCAGGGTCACCCCCAGGTCAGCGGCTGATGAACCATCCCACTTGAACGACACCTTGTCGTAGGACACGCCGTATGCCACATTGTTCATAGTCATGCCATAAACCCTGGAACCATCGGTGCGGGCCGTGATCCCGGTCAGGTCCGTGAAGTTCGACGAGGCAGAATAGGCGACCTTGGTGCCGTAGTTGACCATCAGGTGGCTGGTGCCGGCATCCGTGTGAAGCGCCCAAATACCCTGCACGTCGGCGCTGAGAGCGGTTGTGTTGCGCCGGTCGACACCGTCCCGCATGCGAATGCCGCCACGGGGGTCGACGAGAACATTCAGAAGATCCGGTGATTCGTTGTCTTCGAGGTTGAACTGGTCAGTGCGGAGATTCAGACCACCAGTGAACGATTCCAGAGTTTCTAACTTGAACTGACCAGGCACTGGTCACTCCCAGGAATAGCGTAGACGGTTCGGGAGGATCACCTGGGACCGCCAACGTGACGCATTCCGGCTGTTCAACAGCACCGGCTGTGGTGCCGGCATGTCGTCGTAGCGGGCCTTGAGGTTGTCGAGTTCCTGGTTGAATATCTGGAAATACTGCGCCGCCATCGTCGGATCTTCCTGCTGCTCGTAAGCACGGGCGAGTCCGTAAGTGGCGACAACGATATGAAACGGATCAGGCAGATCCGATGGTTCGGTCGCATCGGACACACCAGCCCCGAACGTGGTCGGGTTCTTGTACCCGCGTGCGTAGATTGTCTCGACGCCAGTTGGTGTGGGATACAGGCGGACTGTTTCCCCCCAGTACGACCACCACCAAGGTGAACCCTGGCCGGTGACATTCAACGGGTAGACAACGTCGCCTTCGTCGCGGCCCACATACGTCGCAACATGGTCATCGGTGCGTAGGGCTGCGAGTTCTCGCAGACCACCCGTTACGGCTGCTCCAACAACAGCCAGGGTGTAGTCCTTCTGCGACGCTACTGTGTCGAACGTGGTTGATACCTCGAAGAACGGCCACCGTTTCTCCGAATAGACGATCACGTCGTATCCCTCGCCCAGGAAACGGTTGAGGGTGTCGTCGGTGATGTCGGTGGAATCGATATCCACCACAGAGCGGACATACGACCGCATGGTCGAGATGTCCATAACTACTCCCTATGGAAGACGCACAGGTCGCTGCCCGCAGGGGGATGCCCTTTACAGGGCTCCCCGCTGCGGGTCAGCGCGCTGCATTTGACCGATTCTGGAACAATGGGTTCGCTGTTTATCGGGTTGACTCGCTGAACGTTGCGGGATGGTCCCACGGTTTGAGGCCGTGGTGTCGAATCCCGAAAGTTGTCGCCAGCGGGCTGCCCGTATGGACGTGAGCCAGCCTTGTAAGCGTAAGCGAATCCTCGTCCCATCAGGATCAGGTGACTGAGTGCATGAAGCCCTGTCGTGCACGGTTGCTGCATGTCAACTGCCCATAGCAAAGCAACTGTGAGAACACGGCGTCCTGGTTGGTTGGGCGCACGAACGGTGTCGGCTTGAACCAGACATCGCTATGAGCAACCAACTGCAGGTATTTGGTGTTCAGGAACACCACCTGACCAGATGCACACCCGTCATCGAAGGTTACGGGTGCACCCTTGAACAGCAGGTTCTGGAACCCGCCGTCAGCCATATCGGTATCCGTGTACCGAATCTGGCCCTCCAGGAGTGCTTCGTACTTCTCGTACAAAGCCTGCGTGGTGATAACGATAGTCGGCTGGTCATTACCAACCGAAATGGTGTTATACACGTTAGCCATGCTGGCCTGAGTGAGCGCGCCACTCAGATCAACCTCAGTGGACTTCCACCAGGAGTTGCCTGCACCAGTCGGGTCGATTCCACCAAGGGTCACACCGGTTCCGCCGACAATGTTGCCTATGCCGTTCCAGTCCTTGCTGCTGTTGCCAGTGCCGTCAGCCCAGAACATGGTGTTCATGTTCTCGATAACGGTTTCCTGCGTCTGGAAAATCTTGCCTTCCAGCAGATCGATGATCTGTGCTTCGCCGTTGTTCTTGGCTTCCTCGATACCGCTGATCGTCACCGTGGCGGCGTACTGCCCCCAGTCGTACTCAGCAGCACTGATGCCTGTCTGAGCCGTGATATCGATGGTGTCTGTGCCGCTGTACGAGCCGGCAGTTGAGTTTGTACCGTAAATGATCGGTACGATGATGTTCGCTCCACCACTGATCCGACGAATGGTCTGGCCGTTCGTCAGAGCGTAGAACAACGGCCTGGCACTGAAGATGTTATCTGTCAGTTTCGGGATGTAGTTCTTGAGGGTGGTAGAAAGAATCTCATCAAAGTTGGCGTTACCCGCCATGATTCTTACTCCTTAGGTCTAGGTGCCATGTTCTTTCTTGGCATTGGCGAAAGCCTCACGAATCGACATCGGTTTCTCCGATGCCGTGCTGGTGACTACACCAGCCTGGCGTGAGGTGCCGCTCTCCACCTTGGCGCTACGCTTTGATTCGGTTATCTCTCGCTCCTCATGCAGTTTCCCTGCATAAGTCGCCAAAGATCCGAAGTTCATGTGAGCGTACGCAGCCTCCAAGTTCGGGATCCGATTAGAAAGCGCATGCCTGTAAAGGGCATCCGCATCGAAATCACCGTACTTGCTATGGAGGACAGCGACTTCTTTCTCCAAAGCCGTTTGTCTTGTCGCCCTCGTCTGTTGTGCCACCGTCGCTTCCAAAGAAGCGATGCGCTGCTCCTGAGGATCCGGTTCGTCCTCCCACTCATCAGTGGAAGAAGGCTGCCGGCTGTCCTCGATGCCGAACGCTGATGACAACGCTGTAAGCGCACCCTGAGGGTCCGCTTCCAAAGCCGAAACTATTGCCTCAGCCTGCTCTAAACGCTGACGTTCGGATGCCAACTCCTGCGTCTTACGGGTGTAATCCGCCTGACGTTGGTATCCCTGTTGAAGTTCGCTTAGGGTGACCTCTGACTCTGCACCATCAACTTTGACGGTGTACGTCGAATCAACAGGTTCCGCTGCTACCTCGCTGGAAGATTCTGGAGTGTCCATCGTAATGGGTTCCGTTCCTTCTATGTTCTGTGGGCACTAGCCCTCGGAGTCCGTAGTTGCTCCTAATAGACGGCAACCATTGTCCCAGGCTAACCCAAAGAAGGCAACTGTAAGCCCATCTGGCCTTCGAGTTGAGCCATCAACTCGGGCGGCACACCGCCCGTTGGTGCGAATACGGGGGGCACACCAGCACCTGGGGGAGGTTCAGGCACAGGTGGCCCCCCTGGCGGCAGAGGGCCGCCTTCAAGGGCAGCGGCCTCATCTGCCGGTACATCGCCCGGCGGAGGCGGCGGTCCTTGTTGCATTATGAACTTCTGCGGATCCTTGATGCCGAAACCATCCTCCAGCACATGCACAGCAAGGGCCGTCGGATCGATCACCGTGCCCACCAACGGGGCAATGGCATTGAGTAAGGATACAGCCTGCTGTTTGCGAATCGTGTCATTCATCGGCTGTGTCGAACCGGCCTCGACGCTGAAATCGTACTCGCCCAGGATGTCGTCGCGGCTATACGGAACCCACAACGATTCGCCGCCCTTCTTGGCGACACGGGCCATCTCGTCCCCGGTCATAAACTGTTGCATCAACTGGATGACGCGCCGGCCCATCTCCGAAATCGAAATCTCGATGATCGCCAACTTGTCGGCCGCCCTGGCGTTCTGAGCGTCAGCGATGATGCTCGCCTCGGTTGCTGTACGCCTGATCTCGGGCATAGCGCCCCTGGCGTACTCGGACACACCCGACACCGTGTTGATGTCATTTTCGATGATCTCGCTGTAGGCGTAAATCTCCGGCGAAATCGGTGACTGCGGCATCGGAATGACCACATCCGACAGCGACTTGTTCTCATCCAACACGGGGACCAGACGGCCGTCCTCGTCGGATTCCAGGGCTTCACGCCCTGCCGGCCCAAACGACCGCTCATGGTACAGGTACTTGCGGGCGTACCGTTTCCGGTCGTTCATCAACTGGGATCGGGTCTTGTCCAACTCCAACTGGAGAGATTCAATCGATTCCAGATCACCCATTGGGTAGAACAGATCCGGGATGTCGTAGTTGCGGATCATCACAAACGGCTGTCCGTACGCATACGGCATCGGCACCGGATCAACGAGGAAACCGTCACTGTTCTCAGAGAACACAGACATCGTGTTCTCAGCAATGTCGTAGAACTCCCAAATGGTGACACGGTCCTCATCGAGGACACGGTTACGTTCATTCTCGTACTGGGAAACATACTGGGGGTTCACCCCGGCGTCAGCATCCAGACGTTTCCGCACCGACGGCTTGTACCGCTGATCCTTCTGAGCATCCTCCAGAGGTCGCACGATCTTCTGAGCGATCCACCGGGCATCATCCATGCAGGTCGCCTCAGGATCAACAAAAACATCGAACGGAGAGATCCGTTCAACAAACGGCTGATCCTCAATGACC